TCTATGAGCAGCATCCAAAATCAAAGAGTGCAACTTTTTATTATGATTTCTATGCTATCGATTTCAAATACCCATTCGAAGATATTAATATTTCTGTTACCACGTCAACAGCAGGAACTGTAACGATAAAAGGTGATGATAATGATAGCTGAAATCATCGGATTAATAGCATTCCTTTCAATATGTATCTTCTTCATCTGGAGAATAAGCGTAAGAAACAGAACTCTATTTGAATCACCAGTCTTCAGAACCTTCGTTCCTATTTTCATCCTCTCTGTCATGGCAGGATATATCATTGTTGTCCTGCTCCAATGGAATCCAGTTAGATCATTAACCGGGATCACATCTCTTGCACTACTCGCAGCATTCGGTGCATATCTCCAGATGCCAGTATCGTCAGAACACTTCCTTGCACACCTGAAAATAGTCGGATACAACATTGCACCAAAGGGAGCATGGATCGAGATCATCCTGAACGATCATAAGATCATCGGTGAGGTTGTCGCCCTGAGAACCACCGCAGTCACCCTGAAGGACGAAGAAGGGACCCTCCATATCATAGAGAACCAATCCTTCCTGAACGGCAACCCAAGACGACTTGATATAACAGTCGATGCATCAGGATCCCTCACGAACGTCTATATGTATCGGGTAGACGTTGCACTTCCATTCAGCACCACAACCGACTGGATGGGCATAAAGAAGAACATAGCAAAAGGAATCATCAAGACACAACTATCACAATACTCAACGGACGGTGTAACAGTCGATGGGGAAGCCATCGACAGTGACGTTATGACGGGTTTTGTCTTTGACAAAACAACGGGCACCCACGTTGCCCCCCGCATCTATTTCAATATAGTCGCCTCGTTGAGCGGCATCCCGTATGTTCAATTCGTAATATTAATCCCCTGCGAAAACTACTGGGAAGGCTTCTGCAAATGGCACAGCTATATAGGTAAACTAACTCTCCAATGCTACAACGAACTAAAAGGGTGATACCATATGATTTGCAAAAGATGTGGAGAAAACTTTGATGTTCTTGTTCAGTGTGTCCACCAGACGGAGAGTGAGAAGAAGATGGGTGATGGATATGCAACGTTCACTTATCTATGCTATGAATGCGTCACCATCGTTAGCCGTAGTCTTCCCGTTCCCCCAGCCAACTCAACACCAGACATGAATAACATTATACCTTCCAACGTATAAGTTAATTTGATATTATTTACAATGGGAAAATATAAATATCTTAATCACTTTTGAGAAAGCATGACAAAAAAACAGGTGAAGTTGATAAGTGTTCAATACCTTGGCACTTCTTCTGCTCACACCATGTTGGTCCCTGGGATGTGGGCACCTGACGAGATAAAGAAGATCCCGAAGGATGTCGCAGACCAATTGGTTGCCAACGATAACCCTCTTTTCAAGATCGTCAATAAGCTAAAACCATCACCAAAAGAACCAGCAGAGGTTGAGTAACATGGCACAGGATCGTTATATGGCATTGGGAAAGGAATCTGCTTTCAGCACAGCGGTTGCATATACGAAGTATGTTGACATCTACAAGGATGGTGTGACCGCAGACCGACAGATCATGTATCTTGATACTGTTGAAAGCAGGAATACTCATAAGCAGGCTGTCGGAACGTACAAGGTCGGTGGACCGATAGACTTCCCCATTGCTCCTGAGAACTGTGGATTCATCCTTCTTGGGTCCCTTGGTGCCGTCAGTTCATCGGTGGTGAACGCTGTCGATAAGCACACATTCACCCCAGCCGACACGATCACAACATTCACTCTTGGTCTTGGTGGTGACGTTGCTGCAGGCGAGAACAAGCTGACCAGTGCATTCATCAAGAAACTATCGATCAAAGCGGCAGTGAATGAGTTCGTATCCGGAACGATAGATGTCATTGCAGAAACGTCAGAACAGGCCGCGATAGCAACACCCACCTTCTCTGCGCTCACCCCCTTCTCCTTCACAGAGGGAGACATAACGATTGGTGGTGTATCTGACACGAACGTTGAAGCCATACAGATCGACATTGAGAACAACGTCTATGAAGATGGGTATAGTATTGGATCCCAGTTTCTGCGAAGGGCACAGTGGGGAGGTCTGAAAGTATCGGGAACCATGGACTTGAACTTCGGCTCGATCACACAATGGAAGAAGTTCTATGATGGATCAACAGGAACATCCCCTGCGACACCCGTTGCTCCCTTCGCCCTGAACGCATCATTCACCGGTCCCATCATCAGTGGGAGCGATGCGTATCAGTTCAATGTCCTGATGGGTTCAGTCATCTTCGATACCCGGTCAGGGAACCAAGACAAACAGAGTCGGATGCATGAGAACATATCATGGACTGCCATCTATAATGTTTCTGCATCCAGAACGATTGCCATCGAACTGCAGAATGAAATTGCAGCATACTGATCACGATACATGGAACGGGAGACATGAAGGGTCTTCACATCCAATGAACAGGAATGATACACATGACGGACGAAATGCTTGATACAGATTATCAAAAAACAGGACATTTTTGCGTTAAATGTAACGAACAATTCGAATCTCAGAGTGGTCTCGATCGACATAACTTTGATAATCACCCACAAGTTGATTTGAATGTAAAAGAGACCTGGGTTGAAGAAGGACCCCAGTTGAAACCAATACCTGCACCTGCAACACCCACCCCCACCTCCCCCTCTGACTATCTTGCGTTAAAGGAAGCATACCAGAAGAAGAAAGAAAAGATCATCACTACAGATTCAGGTGCTGTGTTCAAGATACGAAAGATCACCCCGCTTCGATTCACCAATGCCATTGCAATGATGGATAAGAAGACGATGAACGAAGTGAAGAAGATGCACAACACAAAGACAGGTGAAGGCATAGATCCAAATAATCTAAGTCCTGAATTAGTGAGGAAATTGGATAAGGTGCTGGGGAAAGACGACAACCCAATGACCTTCAAACATCTGGTAATATGTCAGGCAGTTATTGAACCATTGATCACTCCATACCCTGATGGTGATGGAATCTTCATCCTTGACATAGATGTTGATGATCGTGATGCTATCTTCACAAATGTCACGATCCACTCAGAATTGGATGAACTTGCAAAAAAAAACGAGATCTCCACTCTGACGCCTGGATTGCAGTAGGTGCCGCAGCCAAAAACTACTCCATGAAACCTTCTGATTTCATAGACCCTAACTTTGAAGACATGCCGGGTGAAATGGAAAGATATTTATTAGACATACAACTTACTGGAATTGTGAACAAGGAAATTCAAGAACGTTCGAAACCAGCAACCTCCACCAAGGAACGTCTCAGGAGAGAGCGCGAGGGGTGGAATTAAATGGTTGACCCGAAGGTTGCAGTCACGGTCACTGCAATCGACAAAGCAACCAAAGTTTTTGACAATATCAAATCTTCAGCGAGCAGCATGGGGTCATCTATCACAGACACCGCTGCCTCTTTTATTCTCATCACAGAATCAATAAGTCGTGCTATTAATATGGTGAAGCAGTTCACAGAGGGTGCTATTGAATATGATGCTGCCGTCACCCGTTCTGCGATTGCCATGGGTCTTGCAACCGATGAAGCCAACATGCTGAGGGAGAGCATCGACCTTCTTGCAGACACCGCTGCAGGGGGCATCTTCTCACACCTTGAAACCGCGAAGGCATTCGCTGCTATCGCTGACGAAGGAAGAGGGGTGCAGGGTACTCTTGACACGGTGAGGAATGCAATGAACCTGGCAGCTGTCGCTGGTGGGGATCTTGCGCTTATCACAAGAGGCATTGAGGATGTCATGTCAGCGTTCAAACTGGAAGCATCAGATGCCACTCGAATTGTTGACGTTCTTGCAAACACCATGTTCGCAACAGGCACAGCTGTCGATGTGCAGATTCCTTCACTTATCCAGCTTGGAAGGATCATGACGGGCATTGGTGTCTCATTCGAAGAGACTGCCGCTCTTATCGGTGTTCTCAAGGATGCAGGTGTCGGGCAGATCCAAGGTCTTCTTACTGGATTCCAGCAGATGGCATCAGGCACCGGGAACGCAGCGATCATGATGGAGAACTTCGGGGTCTCTGCATTCGATGTGAACGGCAACCTGAGAACCATGTCAGAGGTCTTCAATGATCTGTTGGATGCCGGTGCAACAACCTCTGATATGTTCGTTGCATTCGGGCAACGTTCTGCCGCTGCCATGGGGGTGATCATCGATGCAATGGATGCTGTGCAGACAACCGCAGAATCAAATCTAAGCGCAGTGGGTACTGCAGCCGATGGTGCAGCACAGTTCCTTGAGTCGGATGCTGCAGAGACACAGAAGTTCGAGTCTGCAATGGAGGACCTGAAGATAGAACTTGCAGAAGGTGTCCTTCCCGCGCTTGTTCAGATGGTCGGCATCCTGACACCTTTGATCGGGATCATTGCAGACAACACTGATGTTATCCTTGGTTTAGTCACTGCATACATTGCTTTCAAGATCGCTCTATGGGCATACACCATCGCACAGTGGGCAGCGAACGTTGCCGCGTTCGCATTCCCTGGTGTATGGCTTGCCGCAGGCATCCTTGCTGTGATACTCGCTCTTGTTCTTCTTTGGCAGAACTGGGATCGAGTCACAGAGGCAATAAAAGAGAATCGGCAGTGGTTGCTTCTGTTGATCGGTGTTCCAATCATAGGGCAGATAATTCTTATTAGTTTAGCACTTGTTACTTTGTATGAGAACTGGGATCGAGTCACTGCTTCAGTGCAGGCATTCGTTGCAGTTGTTCTTGGTATGGTGACGACCATCTTCAACCTTGCGGAAACCATGAGAGAGATGGGGCAGGATGCTGGCACTGCGTGGATGGATGGCTTAAAGGAAGGAATACTTGACAATATGGGTCCGATAGGTGACGCAGTGGATGAAGTCGGGAAGTGGTTCGGTGGGTCCCTGCCGGAGAAGGGGAAACTTGCGAACGTTGAACAGGCAGGAGAAGAGATTGCAGTCGCCTGGTTCGATGGCATGCAGAATCCGAATATTATCGCAGGCGTTGAAGACATGACCAATCGAACTGGTGATGCGTTTTCTGGCAACACTGCAAGCACCCTCCCCCCTTCCGGAGCCAATGAAGGTGGTGGTCAAGTCGTTAATAATTACTTCCTTGTAGACGCTGAAGAGTTCTGGAAGATACAACAAACCCGAAACGCAGAAGATATTGCACACATCAGAAGAACACAACCATCAACATCATAAAATATAAATACAACAATGCGAAAGGTGAAACAATGGGAAAGTTCAAGAATCCGTTCAGAAGAAGAACATCACAACCACATCCTTCCGCAGATACAATGACCAGCGTCATGCAGACTGGACATGATCAGTTAATGGTCGGTGGTGGACCCCGTGCGATACCCTCCCAAGGATTCACCGAAAGAAGACAACCAGCACAGACACGAAGGAACTTCCCAGAGACAATAGACGATGGTGAATATGAATACATGGCAGAGCGTGTCCTTATCTCGAACAGGATGCTGTCACGGATTCTCAGCGATACGTTTGATAAATGGTATGATCCTGTTTCAGACTCTGAGGGGCAAGATGAATCGATCAGGCAGTTTGAATCAGACCTTGAAACAAGACCAGTCGTGAAGACAGCTGACCGGTTCAGAATGATCTATGGTTTGTCATTGATCGTCATCGGTTTCAAAGACGGTGAGATGGATCTTGCACAAGAGGCAAAGAAGGGGGCAGAGATCGAGTACCTGACGCCTGTCGGAAAACCAGCAATCAAGAAGATAAACATCGACCTTGATACAAAATCAGACACCTATGGGAAGATCCTTTCGTATGATCTTATCAGGGCAGACGGGAATGGAACAGATACATTTAATGTGCATGCATCGCGTGTCATCCACTGGACCCGTCCTGACATCCGCAACAGTATCTATGGGGAGTCATGGTTCAAAGGTATCTACAATGCATTACTTTCATATCACAATCTCATGTATGCTATCGCAGAAGATGTATGGCAGAATATTTCACCCTACAGAATCTTAAAACTTCCAGAATGGATATATACTGTTTACACGAAAGATGAACAGGATACATTGATGGGTGTCCTGCTTGATACCTTCAAGGATCTGAACATAAAACAAACCTGGGTGATGCTTCCAGGGTATGAGATCGAGACGGTTGCCACGAATAACGGACTGAACATAAGTGAGCATGTTGATTTCATCATGTCGGCCCTCTCCGCTGCCGGTGTTCCCCGGTATCTCCTTGAAGGTCTCCCTGCCGGTAAATTAACTGGTTCCGAGATCAATAGGGATGAGTATTATAAATACATAGAGAATAGGCAGATAATCGATGCAGAACCCATCATCAGGAAGATCAACAACCTTGGATTCGAATCGAATCAAATACATGGTGACGGAATCTACAAGTTCAACTGGACCTCACTACTGGTTTTATCAAGGAAAGAACTTGCTGAGATCGTGAAGATCGAGAAGACCACCGCACTGATAGAAGCGCAGACTGCATTAATCTGGAAGAACATGGGCATGTCAGTCGCCTTCGTTGAGGGTGAGATAACTGTTTCTGATGAATCTGGTGGTATGCTCGAAGAACACAAAGCAATCGATCAGAAGTTATTGAAAGCACATGATCAGAAAGGAACACAGGAATATGAGCGCATAGAATCAAGCATCGGTATCAACCCGAAGCCTTTCGAGCGAGAGTTCCACACCAACGTGGATCCTGAGATGGCAAGGTGGGAAAGAAAATGGCAGATGGCTATCGAGAAGATATTCAATGAGAACATCGGTACTGATTCTGTGATCGATGTGCAGGCAGCACTTGCAAAGCTGAAGGTAACTAATCCAAAACTACATAGGGAAATGCTGAAGAGCATGCAGGAAATCTATGCTGCTGGTGGAACTGAACATAATGATCTCATGATAGACCAGGGCATCTATGAGATAGGGACAACGTTTGACCCCAATGATGCCCAAGCACAAAAGTGGATCAATAATCAAGCTGATATTCAGTTCGTGAACACCAATGAAACCATAGACCGGAACATCAAACAGGCACTGAACGACATCCTGACAAAAGGGATCTCAGTCAGCACACAGGCTGACGCAAAGAGACTCCTGAGAACCATGCAGTCATCCATAGCGGAAACATTCGATAAATACAACACGAACAATCTAAGGACGATGATCAGAACTGAGACCGCACGAATGGTGGTGGAGTCACGCTTGGACTCGTATGAGCAGGAGCAGATCACCATCGTTGAGATTCTGGTCAGCCCGACAGCCGATGAAGAGTGCCAGGTTCTGGTTGGGAATCAATACTGGTTGCAGGGTCCGAACCCTGATGATCTTCCACCCGCTCATGGTGTTGTTCCTGTCCACCCGAACTGCACCTGCGACTTAATACCTGTTATTCCTGGGACGTGATTAAATGTCTGATGAAGAAGAAGTGAAACAGATCGATGCAAAGCGCATTGAAGAAACAGAGACCCATATCTTTTACCGTGTGGGACTCACGAAAGAAGGTGTGATCAACGGAGGGTTCCAATCAGCAGACGAACTGACACGGATGCTGCCCTACCTAAATGGACTTCCGATCACGATGGAACACCCAGAACAGGGTATCGAAGTCTATAACAGGGATAATGGATCCTATGGTTTCACCAGGAACGTCACAATGGAGGAAGTGAATGGTGTTCCTGCGGCATGGGGTGAAGTGGGCATCGAGAAGGATCACACTGAGATCATCAAACAAATGGATGAAGGAGAACTGAAGAATGTATCGATAGGATACTCTATGACGAAGGTGATGGAACCGGGAACATTCAATGGGAAGGATTACACCCACAAAAGAACCAATGTGATGCCGTTCCACTTAGCACTACTTCCTACATCCCCCCCCGCCTGCCCCCTTCCTCAGTGTGGTATTGGTGCAGACTCACAAAACAATAACTCTTATATATTTGGTGACATCTTTCATGAAACACCAAGTATTGACAATAAAGATACGAGGTTAGATAATATGTCCGACAACGACGCGAACACGCCAGGACAACCACCAGTCAAACCACCATGTGTGGGGAAGATGTCGGTTGATGCACTGGCAAAGGATAATCGAGGTGTCGAAGAACTGGTTTTGGAACGGGATCAGCTTCAGAAACAACTCGATGAATCGGGCACGGTTGTTGAATCTTTAACCAAAGAACGCGATGAACTCACAAAGTTCAAGACGATTGTTGAGGAACTTCAGAAGAAGGAAATCGATGAACTCCGTTCCAAGGTGAAAGAGACAGGTGTGTTCGAAGACGCAGCCATCAAAACGATGGGAAAGGAAGCCATGGAAGCTGCCCTCAAGGTAGCAGACAGCATGAAGAAACCTGGGAACGCCCATGTTGCAGGGTCTGGGACAGACCGGCAAACAGGACCACAGGATGGATTCACTGTCTATAAGCATGGGTCCGCAATGAACGATCTGAGGAACCAGGGTAAGTGATCATATGGGAACACTACAGAAACCAAACAACGGAATCTTGGTTCAGGGAACCCCCATGGTGAATGAATTCCTGATCGAGACAGTCACCACGATGTATGCTGGTCGGCTGGTCGAGAAAGGCACCGCAGATCATCAGATCGTGGTCGGCACTGTGAACGATGCGGTCATCGGTTGGCTCGGATACGAGCAGGGAGGGAAGAAATCAACCCGTCCTGAGACTGTGGACACCATCTACACTGCTGTATGGGCACCTGTCCTGTACGGTGGAGGGTTCGCAATCGTTGGAAGTCTGGCGAACGGTCAGAACGTGACCTTCGGTGCAAGACTCTCAGCAGCTGCAGCCGGTGAACTCACCGCTTCGACCGCTATCACTGCAACAACCCCAAGCGGTTCGACAGCAGTGACATCCACATCTGCAACACCTGCGATGACCATGGGTGGAGGACTTCCAACCCAAGGTATTGTGGTTGCGATTGCTCTGGAAGACAAAGATGCGTCAGGAGGCGCGGAGGACATCATCGTCCTGTCCTTGATCTGAGGTGATACTATGAATGGCTTTAGAGATGCAATCACAACAACCGAACAGTACGAATTCATCAGGCAGCAGATCCACATCGCGGCACGGGCAAAACTCTGGGCACGGGATCTCATTGGTGTCAAAAGACCACCCCTTGGATGGGGAAAGTCGGTCTTCAGATACGATGTCGCTTCTGAGTTCAGCACAGCACAGATCGCCTACGGTCTTGTGGAACAGCTGGATCAGCCCAAACTCACCAGGACGTCAGTGGACATCCCAGTGATTCAGCATGGTTTCGACCTGGATGATCGTGACGTTGCTGCCTCCATGACAGCAGGACAGTCACTGCAGTCGAACGCTGTGGAGAAGGCAAGCAGGAAGGTCGCTGAACTTGAGAACGCTCTGATCTTGGTGGGAACCACGGCAGGCGCACCCGGTCCTGCGATCAACGGACTCTACAACTCAGCAGGGAATGACTTCAGCACAACCGCTGACTTCGGCACCTTCGGGAAGCCGACAGTCGCAGTTGAGGGTGCAATGAACCTTCTGCTGAACGACAATATCGAACCACCCTATCACATGGTTCTGAACCCGACACAGTATGCAGAACTGAAGGGATCGATCTCAAGCACTGGAGTCCATGAACTTCCGATCATCGAAGACATGCTGAATGACGGGGGTGGATCAGGCGGTCCATCCATCGGTCCAGACCGTGGACGAATCTGGCAGTCTGCAACTATGGCAGCCAGTGACGGGATGCTTCTCCCAGTTGATGGGTCCAACCTTGGATTCTTTGAACTGGTGATTGAGAAGGATCTTGATGTCGATCTGTGGAACAGACCGATCGCAGACGGTGGAGGTCTGAAAGGGAAAGTCTTCGAAAGTCTCATCCCGATCATCTATGAGACCAACGCCATCTGCAAAATCTCAGACATCTAAACAGGAGACCAAACTATGTCAGCAAAACGCACAAAGAAGGCAACGCCTTCACCGGAACCAACGCCAGAACCAGAAGAGATCGAAGAACCACTGAATGACACTGTGACCTGTCGGGTTGCAGTCCATCAGATGGCGATCGGCAAGGACATCCTTGCCGCAACCACGAAAGAGGAAGCGAACAAGGGCTACCAGGTAGTTCTTCGTGGATCGATCATTACCGTCCCCCGTGAGTGGTTCGAAGCACATCAGGATTCCTTGGAAATTCCTCTGGTTCCAGCAGACCAGTCAGAGGTCGATGCACTGCACGAACAAAATCGAGAACTCCAAAGTGAGATCGACAAACTTCGTGCATTGAATGACTGAGGCAAAGATCAAGTTCGGGGTCGCGGCATTCAACGTGCCCGACTCCTTTCGTGATTCTCTTCAGACACTGCAGAAACATGCAGATTCGATCACTGTCGTTTATGGTAGGTTCAAAGGCTTCCCTCACCCCTGGGTTGATCCCCCTGAGTGGTTGGAAGACCTTTGCACATCCCTGATCATCTCGGATGATAAGTTGGAACAGCACAAGCAGAGGGACATCTACCTTGAAGGGGTCAATGATGATGACATCTTCTTTGTGATGGACGCTGATACCATACCGGTCATTACAGACCGGACTTTTTCTTTTTTTAAAAGGCTTAAGAACTGGGATTCTGGATTAGTCACGATCGTTGAGAAAACAGGGTCACAATCAGTCATCTGGGTTTATAATTATCGTGATGAGTGGAAGCACAGCCCTGGTCAGCTATTTTGGGACAAACGTGGTAAGTTCGTGTGCAATCCCGCATACCGTGTTGAGAAGATCCCGCAGGAACTTTTATTCTATATTCACAACTCCATGAAGGAACTTGACCCTGCATATAAGAAGGCATATTTGCAACACTGGGAAAACATAAAGATTAAATAGAACTTTCATGCATCAATAGAATTGGTGTCATTTTATGGCAGAAACTACTGATGAATTAAAACCAGGACAAGTTCTTGCATGGGCACATGAAGATCAGAGTTCAAGTGCTGTTGCTACAAACATACTTGCAGCAAAAGAAGTTTTCCAATACAGGCAAGGATCTGTCCAGCTTGAGAATAATGAATCTGGGGGAGGTGAGACCGTCACCGCGAAGGTCTGGATGTCGAATAAGGCAGTACCTGGAACCCCAGCACATGCGGGTGCGGCAGACTGGTCACAGCTTGGAAGCGACATTACCCTCTCCCCTGGCGATCGTGAGGTTTACACCTGGACAACTCCTGTTCGATGGCTTGCGGTCAGCATTGTCGCCACTGGTGCCATCACCTCGAAGGTTGACGCGAGAATCATATATCCTGCAGATTAATCAGGGGTGACAAGCATGCTCATCCTTGCACTATTGATGCTGTTCAGCTTTATCTCTTTCGACAGACGTGCATGGCTGACCAGGAACTGGTTCCTCTATCCTTTCAACTATCAACCTACTCGAAGACAGCAGTTCGTTTCCTCCCCCCTTGGCAAGCCAATCCAAGAGCGGCAACGGTGGGATCGAGCGTGTGAACAGTATCCTTTTCTTCGGAATTGCAGGGGAAAGGTAAACATAGGTGGTGAATCGTACGAAAAACCACGCTCTCTTGCCGTGTATGGGCTTTTAATCCTTATTCCAATAGTAGGATACCTTTTGTTTTCATTGCCCTTAGCGATACCATTAGCGAACCGATATTTCGTTGGGAATGGTATGGGTGCGAACGATAGATGGACTCGGACTCAGAATTGGTCTGCTTCTTCAGGAGGGGGTGGGGGTGAAACTGTTCCAGTGGATACTGATGACGTGTTCTTCGATGCGAACTCTGGAGATTGTAATCTCGATGTTAATGCAGTATGCCAATCTTTCACTACTACGGGATACGGTGACATATTCGATGTGCAAGGTTTTGATCTGTTCGTTGATGGAGCGTTCACCCATGCAGGAGGGACGATGATAAACTCAGGTTTCGTGGAGGTGCTTGGAAACTTCACCATGTCTGCCACATGGACAGATAGTGGAGGAACAATTGATATAGATGCCACCTGCACCTGGAACGCCACCCTGACGACCACAACACTGGAATTGGATGCCATCGGAGGAACTATCACATTCACTACGGGGAACACGGTCACCGTCCTTGAGAATCTAAGCATATTCGGGACTGATGCGAACGATGTAACGATCACTGCTGCAGGGAATTTTACCCTCGACCTTGATGCCTCTATCAGTGTTAAATTTGCCAACCATGTTGCGGTCGATCACATGCAGTTGGGTGCTGGAGACACGCTCACTATTTTCAATGGTACTGATAATGGGAATAACGACGTTGATATTACGTTCACTCAATTTGACAGATTAACCAATGCATCTGGGGCGTTCGATGATAATGCAAAGTGGGATGGGGGAAACGCCCCTGTATCCGGTGACACCTGGGAAATCGCTGCTGCACATACCATGACCATACAGGGAACAGAGGCATCTGCTGACGGGTCGGTTAATGGAACACTCACATTCGACGGGCAGGTTGATTCTGTTGTAGCGAAACTCACGCTTGATGGGGGTTCTGTTTTATCTATATCTGCTACTGGGACTATTGATACCACAGGCACAGGATCCACAGGATACGCAGAATTAGACACCGCCGCATCCTTCGCTCACCTTCATTCTGAGGGAACGTATACGCCTGGTCCTGAATTCCATTGGTCAAGCATCCATTCAGATATTACTGACATCGGTGCTTCTGAGAAGGTAGTCATCGACGATGCTCTATGTGTATTTCATGATGGGTTTGATATTGCAAACACAGGGGAACTTGATGCAGGAGCGAATAACTTCATAGTCGAAACAGGACAGATCAACATCGATGGTACGTTCACGCATACCGGGACAATCACGCTTCAAGGGGATCATACTATCTCAGGGACTTCTATTACCTTGGCCGATGTCAACGCAGGCACGAGCCCAGGGGATACTATTTTCGTGGACAACGCTACCATATCCGGGGATCTGACTATCGGGAGCGGTGATTTCGTAACGCTCGATGGAACCAGCAATACTGTGACCCTTACCTTCAGTAAGACGGGAGCGCAGCCGAAGATTGAAGGACCAGGGACCCTACGGTTCACCGGGAACGGCACGAATTACACGGAGATCGAAGGGAACGGAACGTATAATGTTCTGTTCGATACCGCTACCACGCTGCTTGTCGATTGGGATTTCGGTGGATCAGGATCTAAGGTTCAGTTGGATCGGTGTGAGATAGACATCGCTGTGACTACTGGAGGTGGTGGAGTTACCATCACGCAGACAGGTGCCGTCATCGTGGACGCAACTACAACTATCACGGCTTCGGATGCTTGGGATACGAACGATGTTGCCTTCACGCTCAACGTATCTGGGAACAATAACGGGCTTGTTCTGAACGGAACCATGAGTTTCGGTTCTTCCACCATCAGCCTTGCCACGAATACGGATTGGTGGGCATTGAGCATCGGGAGTGGTGGGACCCTCGACGGTGAGACTGCAACGATTGAAAGCGGAGCGGTGAATATAGGAAACGGAGCAACGATCACTACCACAAGCGGAAACTGGACGGTATCTCGATCTTACGTTGATACTTCATTGTTCGATGCGTGGAACGTGGACGCAGGATCTACTCCGAACTATGCCTCTGGAACTCTGATATTCACCTATGCCGGAAACATGAGCATCACCGACGCCCACGCCTCCACCCACCCCTACAATATTATTGTCAATCACGCCTCTTGTGTTTTCAATCCGAAGACGAACAATCTCATTATCTCAAACGATCTAACCATCACAGCCGGGGAACTCACAACGACTGACGGAACCAGCAGGGATTTAACGGTAGTGAACATAACATCGGTTAGTGATACTTTAACCTGTAACGCTTCAAACTGCTCGTTCAACAGCGGAGGGCATGCAACCATATATGGAATATCAATCGAGTCCGGTGGTACGTTCACGGGCGGAAGCGGTGCTCATACGTTTGGAAGCATTCTCATTGCGAACACCGGGTCAATGACACTAACCTCTGGCGTTTCTACCATTGACAACACAAAACAAAATAACGACATTTGCTTTAACCTGGTCACTGGTGGGGTCTTCGACGATGGCAACGGAACGATGATATTCACAAAAGCAGGCGACCAGTATCTGAACCAGTTTGGGAACGCCCCACAGACTTTCTATAATGTCACTGTGAATAAGGCATCTGGGAAACTTCGGTTCAGGAATCTTTCTGGTTTTGATTTGACCATCACTAATGACCTGACGGTTACCGCTGGAGAGTTTGACACATCAGAGACAGTCTCAGGCACCAGTTATGACCTCTCAGTAACAGGAGCAACCAGTATAACTGGAACCATAACCGGAAATAGTTCAGCGATAGCGTTCAACACATGCATCATTAACAACGGGGGAACGTACACCGCAACAGACGGGAACACTACGATGTCTGGAGCCTTTGATCTGGTAACTGGTGGAACCCTCACCCATAGTTCAGGCACATTCATCTGGGGTGCTGCAGGAACGATTAATGGCACCGGAACACTTGAGCCAGCGTTCGATAACCTGACAGCTTCGGACCTTGTAACTCTTGGCAATGATGTTACGATTGAAACCGCACTTGTGATAACAGCAGGGGGGGATGGCATTCTTATCACTGACACATTCACCCTGACTATGGGAACCGCAGGAGCGGCAGGGAGCATCACGAACAACTCAGGAACCATCAAGACAGCGGGTGCCTCTGCCTCCGTATCAGTCTATGGTGCGAACGCAGGATTCCCGTGTGTTGTCACCGGCTCGGATTGGGATTGGAGCGTGAACGCTGGCGCAACCTGGAATTTAAAATGGTTAGACTTCCAGATCGATATTGATACTGCAACAGGTGGAGCGAACGCAGCAACACTATCGCTTGATGGTGCAACAGAGTTTGATGCGGTGGATGTTGATGCTGCTGACACCTGGGACTTCAATTCAAATGCTGGAACCTTCGGGGATACATTCACCGGTGCAGGAACGATACAGGACACCGGAAGTGCAGGAACATTCATCGGGAATGCTACAGGGACCCTACTTGCAACGAACGTCATTGTGTCGAACGTGGAAGCGAAGGATGGGTGCAATATCGGGTTCCAGTCTTCCACCTTCCCCACAGGATCAGTCACGCTGAACACCACTGGAAATGTAGTCTCGGAAGATCATGCAACGGTCTCAAATGTGTTCAACCTGCAACTCACTGCACTCTCCTTTGCCAACCTTCCCCTGACCCCGATCAGCACTGATGATGTAACATTATACTCCGGAACATGGACCCTTGGACTTACCGCAGACAACAACATCTGTGACGATCTTGTGATCAACGCAGGATCCACCATCCAGGTTGCTGATTCTGTAGACTACTATGTGACGACCTTTACTTTGAACGGGACGTGGAACAGGGGTGCGGGTTATGGGGGGAACATTCATGTCGGGGGGGTTCCCTTTGAGCAGGGACACATTCTCGACAAAGACATTAAACTTGATCAGATTCTTGATAGCATAAACAGGTGGACGTGATACCATGTCGGCAGAAGTACGGAAGACATTCAACTACTGGATCAATGAAGCGGTATCGGGCAGGGATGGCATGCTGGTTGCAAAGCAACTGATCAACCTGTATCCAAGCAGGTTCAAGGACGGATGGCAGACACTGTTCACAGAGGCACAATTCAGGGCGATGATCAAAGTCCACTTTATGTCACGAAGTCACATGAGAAACCTGTTGACGCTTGTGCGGAAACAAAGCAAAACCGTGGATAAATACACAGGCAACGTTTCAATCATCGAACAGGCTACCGCGAAGAGTGAAGGACGACTGCCGAAGATCGGTGTTCCGAACGGAGGTCCCTAAATGACCACGACCTATTCTACAGACGCCATGGTGTATTTCAGGATAGACGATGCACAGCACACTGACTTCGACACGATCATTGATGCAATGCGCGTCTATGCTCAAAGTATCATTGATGATGAACTGCAGAACTTCGAATCGTCCCTTCCCCTTTCCTCCCCCACCCAGCTGATAAAAGAAATAGAAGCGGATATTGCGGCAGGTCTTGTGATCGAGAACAAGTTTGAACGTACTGATGAATTGCGTGAGAAAGCATCATGGCTTCAGGAAAGAGGTATGATCAGACTTGAGAAACACATCCAGAACACCTATGTTGACGACAGCAGGAAACGAACAGGATCACCAGGGCCAATAAGAAAGAACTACAGCCAGCAATTCTATGAAGTGAACGAAGATGATGATGCATGATCGAGATGGATGTTGATCTCAGCCAGTTCAACCAGGCAATGAACCAGAATAAGACCCTGGTGAAAAAAGGAAGGGTCAAAGCGGTTGCAGCACTCGCCTTATTCTTGGAGAAGGAAGCGAAGATCGTCCTTGTTCGGAACGTGAAGAAGTGGACCGGGCAACTCTCAAGATCCATCAGAACAGACAGGATCCTTGGTGGTGGTTTAACTCGTATCGTTGGACCGCACCGAATCTATTCAGTATGGATCGAGATCGGGGGCAGGCATCCACGCTGGGGCACCTCCACTTCCTTCAAGGGCTACAAATACATGGAGAAGGCAGTGAAGAAGACAAACCTCAGAGCAAAAGGTATCACATCGAACATTATGGCAAACTTACTCGGACGGTGAACGCATGGCAGTCAGAATGAACAGAAACAAGATCATCACATCACTCAGAGATTATTGGAAAGGACTAATAACGGCAGCCGGTGGAACGTGGACCTACCTTGAAGCAATGAATGCCAATGCTGTCCTGTATTGCAATAAGGACCCTCGAAATCTTAAAGTCATCGAGTACGAGGAAGAGGTCTGGTTGGGTCCGTTCATTGATCCTGTGTCCGCTGCTACGGTAGCAAGAGAAGACCATGACTTCCAGATTACCTGTATTGTAGTGGTGAAGGGAAGGCGAGGGGTAGTTGACTTCACACGGGCAATTAATATCGCTGAGGACCTTGAACAATGGTTGCTTCAAAACAGGGATATTCCGAACGCTGGAGCAATCACCGCGTTCGCTGATGGAGGCGGAGGAACGGTCACGGTCACCTCTGCAGGGCATGCCCTCTCGAACGGTGATGTTGTAGTGATCTCGAACACGACCAGCTACAATGGAACGTTCACCATCTCAGGCGTTACAACGGACACCTTCAAGATCACAGACACTTGGGTTGCTGACGATGCTACGGGAAACTATCGTTCAACCTCTGCATACATGGGCGTCATTCGTGGTGATATTGATTTCGACTTTGATTATGACTTCAACCACGATAAATCATCACTTGTATTTGTCATGTTCATGATCCCTGTTTCGAGAATCACCTATGCAACATAAATTATAAATATGGGTTGAGGGATGTTTTTACAATGAACGGGAATCAGAAAATCACTCACGGCATTCTTCCAAGATCGAAACATATCAAAGAGATAGCACACCTTATTAAAACGAAGGATGATGTTGAACCGAAGAGAACATATAAAGAGATAGTTCAAATTTGTAAAAGTAGGTGGCGCGAAGGATACACCACACGACAACTTTACGAGTATAAGAGAAAGCACATTGACACGCCAGATGAGTTCAAAGGACTCATGCGGAAAAAGATCATGAAGGGCATGAAGGTCTTGAATATTCTTGAAGAAAGAGAGCAGATGATCAATGTGCAGAAGAAAAGAATTGAAGCGATACTTGCAGAGGAAGATGAGAACAATAAAAAAAGAAGAGCGTGGAGTCATAGCACGGAGGTTGTCAGGGAACTATCATTCTTGAACAAACTCACCTCTGACTATCGTGAAGATCTGCAGAGTCTTGGTGTGTTAGAATTCCAGGCAAAGACCATCATTAAGAATCAAATGAACATAGTGAGCAAGCAAAGTCAACAAATTGTGAACATTAAAGAACTATCGATAGAGACCAGGAAGAAGATCGCTGACCTTATCGTTGATGAGCGCATGGAGAGCAGGGCAAAAAAAGCGAAGGTGATCGATGCATGATAACAAATAGGAACAGGAGACGAAATAAATGGAAGCAGCAGAAGAGGAAGCCTACACGGATAAATCCCTGGGAGAGTCAAACCCAGCGTTCTTCGCAAACCACTATCTGAACCTGTCAGTTCCCCCCCACCAAAAAGCATGGTATGCAACTCTGGACTATGACAGGCACCTTCAATTATCTCCAAGGGAGCATGGGAAGTCTGTTATTTTCACCTTAGTTTCTCCACTCTGGCATGCGTTGTATCGACCAAACTACAGGATACTTATCATTTCAAAGACCTTTAAAATGGCGAACAAGTTCCTTGAAGCGATAGAAGCAGCATTGAGGAAAGAAAAGATACAGGAAGACTTCAAGGAAGAACTCGGAACGTTCAAGAAGGTTGGGAACATGCTCTGGGTGAATCGTCCTGAGTTCAGAACTGAGGCAACCATTGAAGCAGTGGGTCTTGAGTCTGCTATTACTGGAGGTCACTTTGATCTTATTATTATGGACGATATTGTTGACGATGAGAACACCAGGACCCCAAGCATGCGAGACTTCGTTTTCCAGTGGCATGCTGGGACAGTCGGTGGTCTTCTGGCACCGGGGGCAAAGGAGCATGTTGTCGGCACCAGGAAGCATCCTGATGACATTTACCAACGTTTGATAGATTCCCAGATGTTCCATGTGACGATAGATAAAGCGATCATACAAGAGCCAGAGCATGATTACATTGTTGAAGAGATAGACGGGTTCGATGTGGTAACGGATGTCGAGATACACGGACCCTCGAAAGTTCTGTGGGATGATCCCCTTGAGCAGTATTCATGGCCCATCAAGAAACTGTTATTAAAGAAGGAAGAGATGATCATTTATTTCGAGAGAGAGTTCCAGAATAATGCAAAAGTTATGGAAGGGCAGAGATTAAAAACAGAATGGTTGCACTACTACACTACGAACCCCGCACAGGTGAGGGAAGACGTGATGATGCTTCCAAAGTTCTTCGCTCGGAAGGTGCAGTTCTGGGATCTTGCCATCGGATTGAAGACCACGAACGATTACACAGTTTGCTGCACGTTGATGGTTGATAAGCAGGGGAGATGCTTTGCGAAGTTCTACCGTGATAGAATTGATTTTCCCACTGCGATCACCCAGATCGAGGCACAGTACCATCGGGAGAAACCCATGGTGGTCGGAATCGAGGCGAACCAGTTCCAGCAGGGTTACGCACAGGTTGTCAGACAACGATCACACGCGATCCCTGTGATTGAGGTCGTGCAGACCAAAAACAAAGAGATGAAGATCGATGCTCTTGCACCCTTCTTCCAGAACGGTTCTATATGGATCGATATAAACGACAGGGACTTCTTCACTGAGTATTCTGAGTTTCCAACCTCTCAGCACGATGATATGCTCGATGCGTTAGAGGGAGCGCACCAGTTATCGAAGGTTTCACAAGGACGCACCATGCGTCTCCAATAGTTTTATATATCTCGAATGCATTTGAACCAATAGGCGATTATGCCGCGCTTATCTTTGGGATTGAATCTTTTTTCTCCAGATCAGGAGTGATGGAGGGAGGGCACATCCTTCTTCCCACTCCACCCCCCATGACACAATAATTATATATATTATAATTTCCTTTTTGTGATTATGGTCGAAGCATCCGTGACAGAAAGCATCACTAAGGACACCTCAATTGATGAATCATTACAGTATGTGAATAATGGGAGCAACCAGGAATTAAGTGCATATTGGAGAACGGTTGCTGGTGGTTGGCCTGTCGCCCATGGTACGAGAATCCTTCTTGGATGCACAATGCCAAGCAACCCATATCCGCATGCAGACCTCGCAATAAAACAGGTTCTTCTCAGGTTAAATATTCCTGTTGGGTGGTCACCAGGTCCAGGTCTGTTAGAGGTGTATAAGTTGAACCATGGTGATTGGACTGAGGGTTCTGGTGGGGAGAATGAAATAGCAACCTACTCACACGATGGGGGGAATGGTGCAGCATTCGCAAAGGATACTGGTGAGGATTTTCCAGGTGATGGTGCCGCAATCGGTGATTCGGTCTTCAATAGAAACGATGGTTGTGCTGGAGTTATCACATCATTCACAGGAACAGATCAAGCGAATATGACTGGTGGTTTGAGTGGTGGTGTTAATGATGACTTCACGAATGGTGATGTGTTCGATATTCATGATGAAGTGGATGATGCAACATGGAACAACTATACCACGGGTGTCGCCTGGACAAACCCAGGTGGTGACTTCGAT